GTGTCGTGTCCTTTCTCCATGCCCGATCCATGTCAGCCGTTCAGGCCCTCCTTGGCGGACACGTGCACTTGGAGTTCATGCGAGGGACCATCCATGAGGCCCGGTCTTACTGCTGTAAGCCAGAAAGCCGAGATCCCGATGGACCCGAGTTCCGAGAGCATGGCAAACTTCCTGCTGGAGCTGGGACGGGTCGAGGGCGCCGCACAGACTGTGCAGCGCTTGTCGCAGATATTAAATCTGGACTTGGCCCCCGCGAGATCATTGAAGCGCATCCGGCCCTCTCCGTGCGATGCGCCCGAGGTATCGACGCAATTCGCCTCGCTTTTGCGCCCAGCCGAAACGAGCCCACTATGCTCCATTGGTATTACGGACGCTCTGGCACTGGAAAGAGCCGCGCTGCGGCGCAAGAGAGCGGAAATGAGGCTTACTGGAAAGAGCCTGACAGCATATGGTGGTGCACCTATGATGGTGAAGCGGACGTCGTTATTGACGACTACCGCGTCAGCCCCCACGGGATTACTTTCCGAGGATTGCTCAGACTCGGAGACCGATACCCTCTGATGACACAGACTAAGGGTGGTTCCCTTAGGTTTCGCGCGAAGCGCGTTTTTATCACCTCCCCCCGGAGCCCTGAGGAAACGTTTGCTAACGAGACTGAGGACATGTGGCAGCTATACCGTCGTATGGCTGTTGTCAAGGAGTTCAAGGCCAACGATGAAGTCGTTACGCATTATACGTTTGGGGATGTTTACGTTCCTCAGGTTAACGTGAATGTAGCCGGTTTTGTGCCTAATGTGTAAAGAAAGAATTTTCCAAATCACTTTTTTACTATGGCTGCCATGGATGTTGACTCTGCTTTTCGCTCTGCTGCTGAGCAGGGGCGTAGACCTCGTAGGCAAGGACCGGCCTTGCCTCCTTCCATGATTAATCGTATGCTTTCTGCACGTAGTGCACGACAGTTTCCATATTCTATTTACGGTCGCAAGGTTTACAGACGCGGTACTCCTGCTGGTGTGGCTCAGTATGGTACTTCGTATCGTTCAGCCACTCCTATGCAGCGCCAACAGCGCTCCATGGACGGAATTATTGGATCCGGATCATATATTACTCGTGCTGCGGGTTCCGCCGGTTCTCGCATTGGTGGTTATCTGGGCAACAAGATTGGACCAACTGGTTTTGGCGATCTTGGTAAGCTTGGTCGCACTTTGGGCGGTATGGCAGGGCGTTTCGCTGCAGGTCGTGTGTTGGGGTCTGGTTCTTACCAGGTTGGCAATGCTTTGATGGGTGCCGGAAATGTTACACGTCCCATGACTTCTGTTATGGATGAGACTGGTGATATTATCGTATCCCATCGTGAATTTATTCAGGCTATTACGCCTTCGTCTGCCAACTTTCAGACTCAATTTTTTCAGCCTATCAATCCAGGTCTTTCTGGATTTGCTCCTTGGCTGTCTCAAATCGCTCAATACTTTGAGGAGTATGAGCTTATGCAATGCATTTTTGAGTTTAAGAGTCTGGTTACCGAAGGCAATGCCACCGCCGCTGGCGAAGTTATCATTGCTACGCAATATAATCCTTTGAATTCGGCTTTTTATAGCCAAAGCAACATGGAAAACTATGACTACGCCATGAGCTGTAAGATGACTGATAGCATGGCTCATGGCGTAGAGTGCGATCCGAGTAAACGCGCAGGTGCTACAGCTGAATATGTACGCACTGGGGCCGTTCCTACAGGACAGGACGCTAAGACCTACGATCATGGCGTCACTCAGGTTGCAACTGTCGGTGCAGCAGCTGGCGTTACTATTGGTAACTTGTACGTTTACTACAAGGTTCGTCTATCCAAGAGCAAGGTTCTTGTCTTGGGTTCTCAGGCCAGTCTTCCCGTCAATACCGTTGGATTCAACGCTATCTCTAATCAAGGTAACCTTGGTGCTCTTACTGTTAGAGATTTTCTTGGCACTGGTACTGCGATTACTGCGGGAAACATGACCTTTGCACAATTGCAGTCCCCTGCTTACGACCCTACTGGGGCGTTTTTGGTTTCACGTATTCAGCCTACTGTTGGTCAGGCTGCTCAGTATGGCGTGAAAATTACGTTTCCCAGTTGGGTTAACGCTGGCGTTTACCGTGTTGTCTTGACTCTAGAGAATGCTCCCGCCACAGATTTTTCTGGTGGTGACGGTGATGCTTTTACTAACCAGAACTCGGCCGTTAGTTTTTTATCCGGCCAGGGTTGGGCTGTGTCCGGAACTAACGCTTATCCGACGCTTTTGATGTATTCTGCAAGCACTGCTGTTAAGACTGCTAGAGTGTTCACCCTGACAGCAGTGTTTGTAATTTCGTCTCCTCAGGGCACCATTGCTAGCATTTCAATTGGTAATACTGGCACCAGTCTTGCTGGTGTCAGCATTCTTTCGTCTCGTGTTGTGATTACTCAGCAGGCAGCTAACATGCCCACGACACTTTGATTTGTTGAATTTGTAATTCATAATTTGATGGAGAGGAACTGCTTGCAGGTTTTTGAATCATTTGAAACACTCGTTTACGCATACATAGGTATTGATTTACTTTGGTTGGTACGAACTAGTACTCATTGGAGATGAGTAATCGTCTTGTTAATCAAGCTCAACCAGAGCAAGGTCGCGAACAGATTGTTCGTGGTGAGTACGCTCTTACTCGCAACCAGGTTTTTAATATTATAAACGCTCCAGTTGTTGATAATATTGTTGATTTTCCCCAATTTACCGTTTGGCGGACTATTCCTGGTGTTTACAAGCCAGAAACCGATATGTATGCGTATAGTATGGGTCCTTTAGACCCCGAGGTCACCTGGACCAATTTGAACATACGTTCACATCATGAACGTATGTATCATTTGGGTATTTACGCTTTTCGTGAGTTTAAGAGGTTACAACGCACCCAGTTTCGCGTTGTTGGCATTGAAGCAGCAAAAATCCGTTTTAAGGAAATTTGTAAGTATTTTATGGATCCTGAAGTTCGCCTTTTTATACAAACGTATAACGTTTTTAGGGATCCAAATTTACATGTTCCTGCGTTTGTAGGGCGTTAGTCCTGCCGCCCATGGTTAGGGTACCTGCCGCCTTGCACCCAACTATCAACCTTTAGGTTTGTTGTGTTATATAAAAAAAAGAAAAAGTAGTGGCACCTCTATTACCCACTACTTTGTGGCACTGTGCCACAAATATTTTTTTTATATTGAGTGTAACGATAATTCAAAACCGGAGCCGCGTGCCTGTGCTGCGGCAGCACTGCTGCCGCAGCACAGGCACGCGGCTTTTACTTCGCGCATATTATATTAATTCTGAAAAGAATTTATAGGCGGTGGGGGCGCGTCAAAAATGCCCATTTTTTAATCACATTTTCGCGTTCAAAACGGCATCGATAGGTAAGCGCAGTGAATTCATCTTGTGCCCATAGCGCATACGAAGAGAATGCGCTATGTTTGAGCGTCTAATGTGCGATATTGCGTCTGGGAGGACCATTCTTGAAGTTTGATCTTCTCCCAATGTTTGGGAGGCCTCGTGAAAAAAAACTTTTTTTATAAACTAACCATTGCTTTTTATGCGCATAGATGAGCAGAGGAAGCGATGTGGCCTCACAATTATCGGAAGATGAGCGTACAGTTTCAACCGGAAGTACCATCTTCGCAAGCAAGCGTGGCGGGCCACGGCCTGTGGTTGCACGAGCGGGAGGAGCACGCGCAGGAGGAGGCAATGGACGGCGAAGCCTCATTGATTCTCAGTGCGGATGTTCCGATGGTTCCTCCGATGAGTCCGAGTCGGACTCAGCTCGAGGTTCCGAAGATTCGCCGGCTCCGAAAAAGATCAAGTCTGGCCGCGCGAAGCGCGGCCGCCGTGAACGACATTTTGTCTTCACGCGAAACAATTGGGGTCCAGGGGACCTCGAACGTTTCGATGGACTTGTCGGCGCCGGCGTTGGATGTGTCTACATCTGCTTCCAGGGAGAAATTGGATCTAATGGACGGACTCCCCATCTTCAGGGTGTCGTGTCCTTTCTCCATGCCCGATCCATGTCAGCCGTTCAGGCCCTCCTTGGCGGACACGTGCACTTGGAGTTCATGCGAGGGACCATCCATG